GAGCCGGTGCTCGGCTGCGTCGTGGTGTTCTCGCGCCACGTTGCGGGCGCACCCGACGGCGTGCACGGTCACGTCGGGTTCTACGTCGGCACCAAAGGCGACGACATCATCGTGCTCGGCGGCAATCAGCATAACGAGGTGTGCGAGAAGCCGTACCCGAAGAAGCGGCTCCTGGCGTACCGAGGTGCGGCGTGACGGCGTTCATGGATGCGTTCTGGTCGCAGGCCACCAGCGCCATGCTGGTGCTCGGGCCGATCTTCACGGCTGCGGTCGCGCTTTGGCTGCGCCACAAGTTCCTAGATCAGCGCGCAGAATCCACGGTCGCGGAACAGGACGCCAAGCCGGAGGCGACCAACGAGGAAAAGCTCGCGGCGGCGCTTGAGTCCATGAAAACGGTGCCGATGCCTCTACGACCGATGAACGCAAAGGAGGCTGGTGCGCGCATCGAGCGTGCGGTGCGTGCGCGCAGGGCTAAACAGGCGAGCGAGCGTCCACCCAAGCCAGAATCGGAAGGCGAGGCATGACAGGCGAACCGAAACAATCGCTCTCACGCGACCTGCGTCCCGAGACCGGCATACGCACGTCGGTGACGCAGTTATTCGCGTTGCTCATCGCGGCTGGCGGCGTCGGGTTCTCGGTAGGCGTCGTGTACCCGAGGATCACCGCTGTCGAGGCGGGGATGGTCGCGCTGCAGCATGCCCAACAGGTTCAGGCGCTTACGTTGGAGCGCGTGACGACAGTGCTAGAACGATTCGACGGGAGCAGGCGATGAGGTTCGTCGGCGCGTTGCTGATCATTCTTGCGGGATGCGCAGGCACCGACAAGCTCATTGAGGACGCTCGCGACGCAGGCGACCGCGTCGGGCTTGCGCTACAGGCTGACCGGGCTCTGATCATCGCGCTTTGCAAAGAGCCTCCGGCGCTTCCCAGACCGACCTGCGACCAGATGCAGGCCAACTTCAACACGCTGCAGTCGGCCTACGTCGAACTGCTCAAGGCGATCCCATGAGCCTGCTCACCGATCTCGTGGAGCTTGGGATCAAGGTGGCCGACAAGCTCCTGCAGCAAGTTCCGAAGAAGCGAAAGCGACCGGCTCCGGTGGTCGCTCCAATCACCGACAAGGATCTGGGCAAGTGAACACAGAAGAAGCTGCGGTTGAGTGGTGCGCGCTTTCCAAGCTGGTGACCTGGGACAAGAATCCGCGCCGCTGGCGAGCTTCAAGCCTCCGCGTCAAGCGCTCAATCGAGCAGTTCGGGTTCGGCGCTCCGCTGGTGGCGCGGCGCTCGGACATGCGTATCCTGGCTGGCCACGCTGCGTATGGCGCGGCGAAGATGCTGGGGATGCGGCAGGTTCCGGTGCGTTTCCTGGAACTGTCTGACACCGAAGCCGATGCGCTCACGCTTGCTGACAATCGGCTCGGTTCCCTGGTAGCCTGGGACGAGGACGTGCTCCGGGGATTACTTCAGAGCCTCGATGCTGGCACTCGTGAGGTGACAGGATGGCTGGAAAACGACTTGGACAAGCTGCTGGGGGAAACGTCCCGGCGGGAAGAACTGGCGCTCGCAAGGGGAAAGACCCCAGCGGAGTCGGGGTACGCGGCGAGCGACACGGCGAGCATCGTGCTGATCTGGCCAGCGGCTCAGGTGACCGACGTGCAGGCGCGAATGGCCAAGGGCATGAAGCGGCTCAAGCTCCAGACGCGGGAGCAGTACATCGAGAAACTGCTGACGATGTTCCTGTAGCTGGCTCATGGGCAGACCGGGTGTCCCTGGTCCCATGGGCAGACAACCCACGGGTGATCACCGACGAGGCGGTCGCGGCTGTGGCAGCCAGCATCGAGCGGTTCGGGTTCGGGCGTCCGGTGGTCGCTCGCGCAGAGGACCGCATGGTGATCGCTGGCCATGTGAGGCTCCGGGCGGCTGCCTTGCTCGGGATACGTCGCATCCCTGTTCGGTTCATTCATGTGACCCGGGAACAGGCTGTGGCGCTGGCCATTGCCGACAACCGGCTGCAGGAGTTGACCCCTTGGGAGGACGAGGACCTGGCGGGTATCTTGCGCGGGCTCGCGACGCTCGGCGTGAGCGATGGACTTGGCTGGTCGCGGTCGGAGGTCCAGGCGTTGCTGGACGCCGACGACGGCCTGACCGCTGGCGACGATGTCGGCGGAAGCGGGCTGCGCCAGATCGTGCTCAAGTGGCCAAAGGCTGAGTTCTCCAGCGTCGTAGAAGCGCTGGACCGGGCGGCGGTTCGCTACGGCTGCACCGACCGCTCAGCGCTGGTGCTCAAGCTGATCGAGTTGCACGAGGCGATGGAGTAGTTGTGCGCGTTGACCTGAAACTGGTCCACGGCAACGACGGCAGCGACGGCAGCGACTTCGTAGCGTGCGCGGTTCAGCAGAGCGACTACGACACGGTGCTGCGTCCTGGCGCTGAGCCGCTGGCGCTCTATCACGGCGGCCACCTGGTCGCCCTAGTCATGTCCTGGCCAAGCGGCGGTCACATGCTCGCGGCGGCTCGCTCGCTCCGCTACACGCACACGTCGCGCTCCGGCGGGATGCTCAGCGACTCGCGCACGTTTGGTTTCTCACCTCGCCTGGTGGTGCGTCGGGAGCAGTGCTCCGAATGCGCAACCTCATCCGAGTATCCGCTGGCGACCGAGGCGTTCTACGCTGGCGCGGCGATAGCTCACGCGGAGTTCCTGCGGAACGTGCCTGAGCGGGCGCTCCTGCAGGCGACGCGCATCGCGCAGGAGGTCGGCGCGTGCTGGCGGATTCGCAACTCGATGTTCACCGGCTGCATTGTCAACCGTAGCTCCGCGCTCATGTACCACCGCGACGGCGGCAACTTTTCCGACACCTGGAATGCGCAGTTCACCCTGGCCGAGACCGGCGTGATCGGCGGGCTTTTCGTGCTGCCAGAGTTTCGCGTGGCGCTCGATCTGCGCGACACGCTCATGTTTCTCGACGCCAGCAAGTGGGTCCACGGCGTCACCAGGATCTCGGGTCGCGGCAACCGCTACTCGGTGGTCTACTTCGCAACGGCTGGGATGGCTCGGTGCGAGCGCACGGTCGATCTTGAGATGGCAAGGGCTCGGCAGAAGCGAGCGGGCAGGGAAAGCGCCAAGGCGCATGGGGGCGATGATGAGTGAGTCGGTGGCACTCTGGCTGGTGGGCGCTCCTGGCGTGGGCAAGACGGCGGTCGCTCGCTCAATCCTGGGGATGTATGGTGCCTACACGCTCCACCCGTCGCCCAAGTGGACGATCGGTGACGGCGTGGTCGCTGCAGGGCACTACACCGGCTCGGCGTTCGACGGCGCTGACACGGTGCCCTACTCCGGCGCGAAGGCGGCGCTCGACTACTGGCGCGCTCACCTGCTCCAAAGCGCTCGGCTGACGATCTTCGACGGCGATCGGTTCAGCGATGCGGGGTGTTTTGAGCGGGTGCTTGCAACGGACGTGTCGGTGCGCATCGTGCTCCTGACCGCGAGCGAGGACGTGCTCGGCGCTCGGCGCTCGATGCGCGGCTCCACCCAGAGCGTCACCTGGATGAAGGGCCGCGCCACGAAGGCGGCTCGCTTCGCTCGGCTCGACCCTGGCGCGCTGCGCATGGAGTCGGCTGGTACGCCTGACGACCTGGCAACCGCGATCCTCGCGGCGCTTTGCTGATGGAGCCGCTGTCAATCTTCACCGAGTCCACGCTCGACCGCTCGGTGAGCCGTTGGGAGGACCGGCTGCACGATCTGACTCCGGTGGAGCGGATCGGCGGGCTGCAGTTCAAGCGCGACGAGTGCTTTGCTCCGCTCGGCTATGGCGGGATCAATGGCGGCAAGGTGCGGCAGCTAGTCTACCTGGTTTCCGACTACCTGAGAACCGCGTCTGAGCCCGGGCTGATCCTGGCTGCCAGCGTCCTGTCTCCACAGCTGGGCCGCGTCGCGGCGATCGGCGCGCACTTCGGGATCCCGGTTACGGTGGTGCTCGGAACGTCGCCTGCGAAGGCGCGGCGCAAGCACGTCAACGTCGAAATCGCCCACGGGCTCGGTGTGCGCTTTGTGCAGGCCGGTGTTGCCTACAACCCGGCGCTGCAGGCCAAGGCCAGGGAAGTCCTGCGAGAGCAGCCTGGCAGCTACATGCTGGAGTACGGCTTGAGCGTCGAAGGCTCCGACGAGCGTGTCGAGGCGTTCTATCGGTTCGCGGGCGAGCAGGCCGCAAACCTGCCAGACGTGGAGACACTGATCCTCCCGGGCGGCTCCTACAACACCACGGTCGCGGTGCTTTACGCCATTGCCAGGAATCCTCCTGCGAGACTGCGCAACGTCGTGGTGTTCGGGATTGCCCCACCACGCCTGCCTTGGTTAGAGGACCGGCTGGAGCGCATCGGAGCGATCTCGGGCGTGTCGATCTCGCGGATGTTCAGGCGGGACTATCGCCACCACCGTGATGTTGAGGCGGCGTACAGCCGTCCCGGCGACGGGCCGATCAATCTCCTGCACTTCGACCTGCACTCCACCGGGTTCGCCAAGTGGGGCGACATGCTCCCGGCTGAGTATGCCGACGGTCGCCACACCCTGCACCTCCATCCCGGGTACGAGGGAAAGATCGCTCACTACCTCCGGCTCCACGCGGAGACGTTTGAGCCGTTCCTGCGAGATGCGTGCTTCTGGATTGTCGGGATTGAGCCAAGGTTCGACGTGATGAAAGGGTTCCTGAGATGATGCGGATCGGACGCCAATGCGCGCTCAACGACGAGGCTGAAATGGCGACGCTGATGCCGGGGCAAGACTTCCGGCTGGCTCGCTACCGGCGCGAAGTGTTCCTACGGTTCTACGAGTTCCACTTGCGCTACGGCACGCACCCGGGCTGCGTCTACTTGCTCATGCCATCGCTCGCGGAGTCGGAGGGCTGGAGCCTGGAGGAACGCTTGTGGTTCGCTTTCATCAACGGCAACACCCAGAATCCGGTCACCTCCTGGCTCATCTTCAGGGCGTTCCCATCGGTGCGCGGGCTCGACCTGGCGGCGTTCACATCCTGGTTTGCATCGCACTATGACGATCTCGCGTTCGACACCGACCGGCGCTACCACAAGAAAGAATTCGTGCAGGCCGTCGCCTGCTACCTGGGGCTCACCGAGGGCGGCGAGCAGGCGGCGTATTTCCAGCGCTTCGAAGTCGGATCACCGGAGCAAAACTTTGATGCGCTCTGGCCGGTGCTCATGCGGGAGTTCCACTCATTCGGGAGGCTGTCGGCATACTCCTACGCGGAGTACCTGGCGATCAGCGGCGTTCCGGTGCAGTGCTCCCAGCTGTTCCTGGAGGATCAGTCGGGCTCGCGATCTCACCGCAACGGGCTCTGCAAGGTGCTCGGGCGCGATGACTTGGACTGGCACGCCAGCAACCCGGGATTCAACGGAGACTACTCGCTGGTCCTACCCTGGCTGGTCGAGGAGAGCGCGGCGTTGCTGGACGAGGCTCGGGCTCGGACGCTCCACCCGCACGCCGGATACTTCACCCTGGAGTCGGCGCTTTGCACGTTCAAGTCCTGGCACCGACCCAACCGGCGTTACGCGAACTGCTACGCGGACATGCTGCATGACCGCATCGTGGCTGGCGAGCGGGCGCATGGTCCGCTCCCGGTGTTCTGGGCTGCGCGCAAAGCGCTCCCGGCTCCGCTGCGGCTGGAGTCGAATCCTGGTGACCCGGGCTGCGTTCCGGCGAAGCAGAACGTCTACCGCGAGACCGGCCAGATCGTGATGATGGAACACGACTGGCCGTGTTTCGCCAGCGACTTTGGCGCTCGGGTGCGGCGACTCCAGGGCTCCGCTTGACGCCCTGGCAGCGCTCGGTGCAAGATGCTCGGGCGGCTCTTGTTCCCGGTAAGGCTGGAGCTACGAAAACCCGTCCGACTTCGGTCGCGGCGGGTTTTTTCTTGCTGGCGCGTGGCGGTGTATGCGAGGGTCGGCGCGATGCCTTACCGGGCACATCGGAAAGTCACCGAGCCGGGACCGCTTGCGCGGTGCTGGAGCAATACGGTCGTTTCACTCGCTCTCGCAGGAGTACAGGCTCCGCGATTCTGCCAGCCCGACCCGGGCTGCAGCCACCCCGCTGTCGTAGGGAGCGTGCCTGGAACGTGTTCAGGAATTGGCCAGAGGGTGGCGCGGCGTCGGCTCTGAACGCTCCGGCGCGCGTCACTTAGCATCCGGTTTCGCCTGCTTTCCAGCGCCTACCCCGAGGAACCAACTCAGGGGGAAAGGGCGGGGGCGCGGACGCTTGGAAAGTCTTTTACCGGGCAGTCGCTTTTCGGTGACGCTTTCCCTTGCGCTCGGAAAACAGACCACCTAGTGTCTCACTTGTCGGCGCGGTGCCGACGGTAAGGAGTTCGGAAATGGCAAGTTTCAGCAATCAGAATCAGGTCGCCAAGTCGTTGCTGGTGGTTCACGACGAGTCGTTTTTCACCTGGGATGCGGGCGAAGTGAACGGCGTTGTCGAGCACTCGGACTTCGGTGGCAAGCCGATGTCGGGCTACGTTTCCACCGGAGCCGGGAAGCTGGCCGTCCCGGGAATGGGCGTGCGCGACGCCAAGGGCAAGGTCGAAATGTTCTACTACGAGGGCTCGTTGACCGCTGGCTGGGCTTTCTCATCGGGAAACGGTCGCACCATCATGGTGCTCAACGACTGAGCGCAAACCGCCACTTGCTCACCCCGCCCTGGAAACTCGGCGGGGTTAGGGCGTTGAGGGCACAATCGCTCTCAGGAGAAGAAGCCAATGGGAACCACGGTAGAGAATCTGGAATCGGTGTTCGCGGCTCAGGGTCGCAAGGTGGTCGGTGCGTTCTGCTACTGGTCGCTCAGCAACGTGTGCGTGGCTCGCGACGAGTGGCGCGAAACGATGGACAAGCTCGGGCTCGGGCGCGCTGTCGGGCGCTCACCGCGACCCGAGGCTGTGCTGAGCGACGCGGTTGGCCTGGCCAAGACCGGGGTCAAGGGCGTGCTCATGCGTCGCCTGGACCGCTATTCGTGGGCCGTGGTCGAGGAAGTCCGCACCGCTGACGACGTGCTCACTCACACGCATGTGCTGACGCTTTCGGTGCCTGCGTCGGGCGGGAACATGCAGACCCTCGCGGTGGTTCCGGTGGTCGGGCAAGCGGCAGAGGACGTGGCGAAGAAGGTCGCTGCAGGTTTCGACAAGATCGTCGCGAACGTCCTGACCGCTGACCTGTCCACGATGCTGACCACAGCGATGCACGGCTCCACCGTTCGCCCGATGCTCGGCGCAATCTCGCTCCGCGACCGCACAGGCGGGCTCTACCTGCTACCCTCCGGCTCGGTGGCGCAGGCGAAGGCTCTGGCGGCTGCGGTCAACGTGCTCCCGGGCGGGTCGCGCGTCGAAGTCCTGACGCTCTACGCTGACCAAGAAAACCTTGCAGCAGCCGCTGCGAGCGCCAAGGCATCGTTCACTACGCAGCTGAACGAACTGCGCGAAGAACTGGCGACGTTTGTCGAGGACATCAAGGCATCCGGCAAGGAGGTCAACGACCGCAACACCGACGTTCGGCTGGGTCGGCTCAACAGCCTGGATGCTCGGGTCGATATGTGGTCGGACGTGCTCGGTGACGTTCGCTCGGAACTGGCTGCGAGCATCGCAGCTGCCAAGGCCGAAGTGGTCGCGGCGATGGCGCTGTAGTCACACGCTGGTCGCTCACCCTCCGGGGTGAGCTATCGGCCAGAGCTTCCCGGGCGCAGGCTCGGGTGGTTCTGGCCGGTTCGCACCGGGGAAAGCTGGATACGAAAATGGACCTGGACACGATGATCGCTCGGCTTGAGGAAATGCGCGGGTGCTTCGGTGGCGACTGCGAGGTGCGGCTCATGACGCAGCCGAATTGGCCGTTTGAGAACACGGTGCGCGGCATCGTATCGTCGGAGGACTTGAGGGACGGCGAGGGCGACGAGGGCGTGGACCCGGAGGGAACGTCGGAGCCGGTGGTTGTGTATGTGGTCGAAGGCAGCCAGGCTAGCTACGGCGACAAGCGTGCCTGGGATGCGTGCTGATGGCTGCGCGGCGCGTCGCAACCAAGGCCGTCACGCGCAAGCGTCGCGAGCCCGAAGCGGTCCTGGTGTACCGGACGGTACGGGTGCCGGTGATGGTGATCGACCAGTTTCGCGCTCGGGTCTGGCTCGCGCTGGCACGCCAACGGCAATCGGTCGCTGGCCTGGCGCGCAAGCTGGGGGTCGCGGCGCGACTGGTCAATCGGTGGCTTCAGGACGAACGGCTCACCGAGGCGGCTCTGGCGCGGCTGGAAGCGGCTCTCGGCGTGGAGCGCTCGTACTGGTCCACCCCGCTGTCAGCGGACTACCTGGCACCGCACAAGTCCCGGGCGTGGACCGCTGGCCGGGTTCGCTCCCGGGTGTCAGCCCGGGCTCCTGGCTCCGGCTGAAGTATTTTACCGGGCACTCGCTTTTCGGCAGTGCTTTCCCTTGCGTTCGGGAAACAGCCGCACTAGTTTCAGCTTTGTCGGCGTTGTGTCGGCGGTAAGGAGTTTCGCAATGGAATGTCAATCTGAGGTTCGCGGGAAGTTTTTGGCGCTGAAGTCGGCGCTCAACGGTCAGTTCATTGAGCGCTCGGGCGTCATCACCGGGCTCATGACGGCTCTGGTCGCTCGGCAGCACGTCCTGCTCCTGGGGCCGCCAGGCACCGGCAAGTCGGCTCTGGCGAACGCTATGTGCGGCGCGCTCAGCGGCGCGGAGTTCTTTCAGTGGCTCCTGACCCGCTACTCCACGCCCGAGGAAATCTACGGACCCGTCGCTCTCTCGGCGCTCAAGATGGACAAGTTCAAGCGTGTCACCACGCACAAGCTGCCGGAGGCGCACGTTGCTTTCCTGGACGAAATCTTCAAGGCGAATTCCGCCATCCTCAACTCGCTCCTGACCGTGGTCAACGAACGCAAGTTCCACAACAACGGTGGCGCGGTCAACATCCCGCTGGAGATGGTGGTCGGCGCGTCTAACGAGCTTCCCGAGTCGGATGAATTGGGCGCACTGTTCGACCGTTTCCTCCTGCGGTTCTGGGTCGAGCCGCTGCAGTCGGATGCCAGCTTCGTTGACCTGCTTATGGCCACCGAGCCGAGCATCGGCGGTGTCTCGCTCACGATGGACGAGTTGCACCAGGCGCAAAACGAAGCGGCAGCGCTCCCGGTCAATCGGGCGGTCGCGGAAGCGCTTGCCAACATGCGTCGCGAAATCGGCGCGGCTGGGCTCCCCCAAGCCTCAGACCGTCGCTGGCGCGCAGCTGTGTCGCTGCTTCGCTCGGCTGCCTGGCTCGCGGGCGACGCGCAGGTCGGCTCAGACCACTTCGAATGCCTGGCTGATGCGCTCTGGAGCGACCCTGAGCAGCGCGACGCGGTTCGCAAGATCGTCATGCAGCACTGTGCCTCCGGCGTGGCAGAGGGCCGCGCGGTCTACGACGGCATCGCGGACTTGATCGCTCGTATCCCGGCGAACCCGGGCGACGCTCGCACGACGGCTCTGGCGACCGCCAGCAAGGAGGCTCGGCGCGCTCAGGAGGCTCTGACCAAGCTGCACGCGGAAGCTGCCTCCGCTGCGACGCGGGAGGGTCTGACCCGGCTCATCGCGGACATGGATGCCCTGGTGGCTCCGGTGCGCGCGGAGGCTCGCAAGGCGCTCGGGCTCGGCTGAGCGGGGCTCCTGGTCGGTGCCCGGGGCTAACTCCGGGCACCTGCCAGTGCCACTCGGCTCTGGCCTGGTGGTACTGGCGGGTGGTTTCAGGCGCACGTCGCTTTTCTTGCGTTCGGATATTGCGGTCGGCAGTGACTTGGCATATGACTGCTTTGCTGGCTCGGCGCTGGCGGGAAGGCAAATGAGAGATGAACAAGGATTTGCAGAGGGAAATGGTCGCGGGAGCGGACGTCACGCTGGACGTGGGCAAGTGGGTTCGGCGGCTGGCGGGCGAGGAAATCGCGCAGGCCGGTAGCTTTGCCGATGCGGCGGGCGCTGGCGCTGGCGATAAGCTGTCTGGGTTTGTCGGGTTCAATCGCGACGTGTTCGCCAGCCTGTATGGGCTCGGCGTCAACGCCGTTGAAGCTCCGGCAGCTGGCACCGAGTGGGCTCGGCGTGTGCTCGAAATCGCCAACGAGCTACCGGAGTGGCAGGCGTTGCAGGCTCGGGCGGCTGGCGACCCGTGGCGTTGTGGCCTGGCGGCTGGCGAGGCGGTCGAGTCGCTTTCCAAGGTGCTCGGTGACCTGGCATCCAAGATGCCCGAGGGCGTGTCGAAGGCTGACGAGGAAGCGCAAGAAGCCGAAGCGGCTGCGGACGAGCCTGGTGCCAGCGACGAAGTGACCGAATGTGCTCGCGGGCTGCGCGCTCAGGCCGATGCGCTTGCGGCGAAAGCCGACCAGGTTGCGGGCGAGGTTCTGGCTTCTGGCCAGGGCGAGAGCAAGGTCCGCAAGGCGCTCCGGCTGGCCAGCAAGGCGGCTGAAGAAGCATGCGACGAGGTTGACGCGGCGATGGCTGGGCTTGGCCATGGCGCGGGCGCTGGTGCGCTGTCGGCGGTCAAGGCTCCGGTCGAGCAGGTTCGCGCGGCGCTCCGGTCAGACGCTCGGCTGGCGCGCATCGCAGCAGTAGCTGGTCGAGTTCGCTGCAGCGCCAAGAAGGCGCAGCAGGGCAAGCGTGTGGTCGGTGGTCGCGAGGAAATCGCAGACGTCGAAATCGGGTCGGACGTGCAGCGGCTCCTGCCTAGCGAATCGGTGTTCCTGGCCGACGACGACCTGGAGCTACTGCTACTCCGCAAGCTGGTAGAGGGTCAGGCGATGCAGTACCGGCTCCAGGGTCGCGAGCGAGCCGAGCGTGGTCCGCTGGTGGTGCTCCTGGACGGCTCCGGCTCCATGTCGGGCGCTCGGCACGAGTGGGCTTGCGGCGTTGCTCTGGCGCTCCTGGAGGTTGCTGCGCGGCAGAAGAGGGCGTTCTCAGTGGTCCACTTCGATGACGGCGTGCGGGCGACGTTCGACTTCCTGAAGCCCCGGGCCGCGTCGCTCGCGGACGTGGTGTCGGCGGTGTCGTATTTCTCCAACGGCGGGACCGACGTGCAGGGCGCGCTCCGCGCCGCTGGCGAGCGCATTCGCAAGGCTCCCGGGGCGCTCCGCGACGCTGACGTGGTCCTGGTGGGCGATGGTGAGTCGGGCGACTTCACTACCGAGGTTCGGGCGCTGAAGGCTGCCGGAGTGGCGACCTACGGCGTGGCAATCGGTGCGTCCTGGTCGCTGGCCAATCGCTCGGTGCTGGCTGGCTACGAGGAAGTCACGGACGCGCAGATCAAGGGCGGCTCAGAGGGCGCGATGACAAAGGTTCTGGCGCTGTAGCGCTCCACTCGGCGGCGTGCCCCGGGAATCTGACCGGGGCATGTCGCTTTCCTGCGTTTGGGTATTGTGACCCCGGGTGAGTCGTCATAGGACTAGGTGGCTGGCGATTTGCCAGCGGTAAGGGAGATTCGGGATGGCATACGTCGGTCAGAACAAGGCGCAGAACACGGCGGCGCGGTTGCTTGTGGAGTTCGCTGGCAACGAGCCTGGTCTGGTCCAGGCCGTGCTGGCGCTGCAGGCGCAGGCTCGTACCAATGCGCAGCACAACCAGGCGCTCATGGTCAAAGTGACGGTTCTGCAGGCTCTGGAGTTCCGCAAGGGTATGCGATGAGGTACGCGGTCAAGGCTCCGCTTTTTTCGCGCACCGAGGTCATGGCCTTTGTGCGCGGCGTCGTTGCGCTGGAGACAGCCAAGCACGGTCGCGGTGCGTTCACTGGCTTCACCCTGGTGCTCCGCTCCACCAAGCCCGGGGTCGAGCCGGTGCCCGGGGCTTCGTTTGTTTCCCTGTCGGGCAAGCAGGCAGCAATCGTCATGCACCACCCGTGCGTGGCTCTGCAACTTGCGGTGGCCGTGCGTTACGCGACGTACTGGATGCGCGGCAATCGCGATGAGTTCAATTGGACCAAGCACTCGGTCGAGTTGAGGACGGCGTTCCCGAGCAGCGACTTGCGGCTCCTGACCGAGCAGAAAACGCCAGTGCGGCGCGAGCGTGGTCGACCGGCTTCCGTTCCGGCGGATCCCGGAGCGCGGAAACTACTCCAGACGCGCAAGCTCCTGGCGGCCTGGGAAGCTCGGGAGGCTCGGGCGCAGACCGTGCTGGTGCGCGCGGCGAACGCGAAATCAAAACTCCGCAAGCGCGAGGCTAGTCTCGTGCGCGCACTCAGTGCTAAGGTCTGAACCGGCGCTGGCTCCGGCCAGCAGTAAGGCGAGAGAACGATGATGCGAGGGCAGAAAGTTCGGCTCATTGTGAGCAATTCGGAGTTGGGTGACTTTCGGACGTGTCGGCGGCGCTGGGGGTATCGCTACGTCGATCTGCTCCGGCCACGCCTGGAGGCTCGGGTGCTCCGCTGGGGCATCGTGTTCCACGTCGGGCTGGAGGCTGGCTACCGAGCGGTGATCGCTCACCGTGCCATGGGCACCCCGGTCGAGAGCGCCAAGCTCGGCGCGGTCGAGGCGATCGGCCTGGCTTGCGTCGCTGAGCGCGCGAACCTGGCTCAAGCGCTCCTGGACGGCGCGCTTCGCTCCGAGGAAGCAGACGAGCGGTTCGCTGACGTGGATGAACTGCAGCGCTGCGCCACCTGGGCGTGCATGCACTTTTTCGACTGCACGGCAAGCGACTTCGACCGGCTGGTGTTGCTCGCGGTGGAGTGGCCATTCAAGGTTCCGGTCATGAACAAGGGCGGGCGACCGTCCGCTACCTGGCTCACCGGAAAGGTGGACGTGGTCTGGTGGGATCCCGCATCGCGGCAGATCCTGGTGGACGACCACAAGACCACCGACGGCGACGCGGCTGGCACCGGCATCGAGCGCCGGATCATGCTGGACCCTCAGATGTCGGGCTACGTCCAGGCCGTGCGCTACGCTGCGCGTCACCAGGGCTTGCAACCGATGGACGGTAGCCAGGTCCATCCCGACGAACTGGTGCGCGGCGCTCGCGGCTGGTGTCGCTACAACATGGTGCGTCGCTCCGCTCCCAAAGAACCCGGCGTCAACAAGAACGGCGAGGTATCGGTCGCGGCGTGTGACACCACCGCTGTGATCTACTCGTATGCGCTCGACGCCCAAGTGCAGCGCGGCATCCCGGTGAACGCGAAGCAGCTTGAAATGGTCGCTCGGCTGGAGGCTCAGCGCGACAAGTATTTCTCTCGCCAGGAGTTCGCCCGTTCCGACGAGGACGAGGACGTATGGCGCGAGGAAGTGTTCGCGGACGCCAGGATGATGCGCGCGGCTCGGCGCGATGCCCGGATGCGCACCCGGAACGCCAGCGCTTGCACGATGGCCAACTCGATGCCGTGCGCCTACACGAAACTCTGCCTGCAGGACGCTCCCGAGACTCGGGCGCTGTTCCGGCTGGCCGAAACTCAACACGAGGAGGTCGCTGATGGTCAAGAAGCTCAAGCCAAGTAACGTGGTCAACGTCCGCAAAACGAAGGCTCCCAAACCTGCTCCGGTGGTCGCTGCGACCCTGAAGGCTGACGAGTTGAAGGCTCTGGCCGAAGGCGGCGACGCTGGTGCCCTGGAGGCGATGACGAAGATCATTGCCACGTTTGAGAAGTGGAAGCGCTCACTCGGCGTTCAGCGCGATGAGCGAGCGGCGTGCGCTGCGCTGGTCGGCGCGGCAGAGGCGTCGCTGGCGAACGTCGTGGAAGAAGCTGCGCCGATTGACGCTGGCGAGGACTGGCCACTCATCAAGCTCCGCTCGGTGGAGGCTGCCTGGCAGAACTGCACCGAAGCCAAGGCCGAAGCGCACGAGCGCAACTCGACGGCGATGGACCGCGTGCGCAAGCTGGGCTCGGCGCTGGAGCGCGCTGTCCAGGATGGTGCGCAATTGACTATCCCCGGGACGTGACCCGGGGCTGGAACCAAGAGACAAGGGAATCGAAATGAGACGCATAGACAACGACGAAAATGAGACTTTCTGGAAGTTCGCAATCGCTGGCTTGTCGGGCGCGGGTAAAACCTCGCTCGGCGTGTCGGCACCCAATCCGCTGATCCTGCTTTCCGAGCGCCAGGGAATGCCGTCGATCAAGGCGGCGGCTCGGCGGCTCGGCGTGCCGGTGCCTCCGGTGCTCCTGGTCGAGCGTGCCGACGACTACCGGCTCGCGCTGCAGGCGCTGCGCGGCGATCGTGCGCACCCATTCGTGGTGCGCGATCTCAAGGGTGACGTGGTGCTCCAGCTGGACGCATGGCCGGAGACCGTGGTGCTCGATTCGCTGTCGGACGCGGTCACGGTGATCATGCGTGAGATTCGTGAGCAGTCGCCGCAGCGAGTCGGCAAAGACGGCCTGCCGGTGGACGCTCAGCGGTTCTGGGGCGTGCTGTCGGATCGCATGTTCAACCTGATGAAGTCATTCCGCGACCTGCCGATGCACGTCGTGTTCCTTTGCTTGCGCGATGAGCGCACCAAGGAGGACGGCGACGGCAACGTCATCGAGCGGGTGATTCAACCGAAGCTGTCACCGCGCAGTCTGGTCAACGACTTGTGCGCGGCGGTGAACGTGGTCGGGTACTCCTACCGCACGCTCGACAAGGCGAAGTCGGTTGTCTACGGCGTGGTGCTGGAGGCTGGCGAGGGCGCTGTCACGAAGCCCTGCGAGCCGCTGCGTCGTGTCGAGGTCGCTGACCTGACGTCGTGGATCAAGCGGCTCAACGGTTTCCTGACCGGACCCGTTCCCGACATGCCGGTCGCGCCATCCGAATTGCAGCTGCCTGACCCGGCTCCGGCTGGTGCTCCGGTTGATGCGGCTCCGGCTGATGCGGCTCCAGCTGATGCCTCGACCGGCGAGGCTCCTATCAAACCCGTGGCCAGGCGGCGTCGTGGTGCCACTGTGGCGGTTTCGGAGGTCGCATGACCAACATGTTCAAGCCAGGACCCGCTCGCGGCGAAGAGGACACCGACGGCGGTCGCAAGGCTCAAGTCGAAATCCCACCCGGCAAGTACCTGATCGCGCTGGTGTGGTTCCAGCGCAAGACGGCGAAGTCGGGTTCTGAATACCTGACCTGCAAATTCGAAATCTGCGCGGGACCGCTGGCGGGCGAGGGATTCTTCACGATGGTGAGTCTCGACACCGGCAAAACGGTTCCCTGCAAGCGCTTGGAACTGTGGATGGAGAACGTCGGGCGCGACACCGAGATTGATCTCGACTCCGACCAGGAAATCGCGGAGGCGTTCCGGGGCAAGGCATTCAAGGCCACGCTCCTGACCCGCCGAAACGGCTCCTACGTCAATGTCGAGATCGATCGCTTCGCGTACTTGCGCGACTACACCGATGAGGACGACGCGGCGTGTGAGGCATGGGAGGCGAAGCGCTCGGCGCGCGGCTGGGAAGGTCGCGACCCGACCGATCCTGGTCACGCTCCGGCTGATGCTCCGGCTGGTCGTAGGTCTGAGCCTGAGTTCAGCCCGGGCTCATCGTTCGCAGACGACGACATTCCGTTCTGAAGCGTGGCTGGCGTGGTCCCGGCCAGATCCACGGGACACCAACTACCATGACCGCTCCCGACGAATCATGCCCCAAGACCCGCGCTGTCGGCGCTCGGCTGGCCAAGGCGCTCCACGCCTACCTATCCGGCGACCTGACCGACGCCAGGCTCGTACACGGCCTGCGACGACTTGCCCTGGACATCGAGGGCGACACGGTGCTGCGCGCTCCGGTGGTGCCCGACCAGTCGGAGGCGCAAGGGCTCCGTTCACTGTTCGGTTTCTGGCAGCAGAAAATGATGCTGAAGAATGCGCGCTTCACTCCCGGTCGGCGCAAGGTGCTCGCGGCGCGGCTGGCCGACGGCTACACGGTCGGGCAACTCCGGCGCGCAATCGCGGCGTGCTCCGCAAGTGAATGGCACTGTGGCAAGAACGACCGGAATATGCCCTACAACGATCTGACCCTGATCTGCCGCAACGGCGAGCAGGTCGAAAAGTTCCTAGCTCTAGCTGACTCGTATGGCGCTCCCGAGTCGGACGACAATCCCGAAATACGCAGGCTCCAGCGCGCGATCACCACGGCACTCAAGGAGGGAAGAACCGATGACTACAATCGCTCCAATGCACGGCTCCGCGCTATCACTGCTCCTGGGGGGTAAACTCGACCAGGCGGGGCTGCGGTCGCTGGCTCTGGCCACCTACCAGCACCGGCTCGAAATCCTGCCAGAACAACTTCCGGCTCGACCGGCGGCAATCGCCATGTCTGACGACGAACTAATCGACGCTGCGGCTGACGTCGAAGGCGGCGACAAGGTCGGCGCTGACCGGCGACGCCAGCTGACCTATCTCGGCGCGTGGCGCGCTGCGGTGTGGGCCGTCGAAGCGACGAACGCGAAGCGACTGTGCAGCCTGGTGGACGGCGCGCTCACGCTCGATGCCTCCGGCGACGAGGCGCAAGCTGATGCGCTCTGGCTTCACGTCGGAGAGGTGTTCGGTGTGCGGCGTGGCGATGTCCCGCTCGGCTTGCGCTGGTTTGAACTGCGCGACTGGTGCGCGGAACGGTCGCGGGCGCTCGGTATCCTGCCGATGCACTTGCGCAGCATGCGGCGTCGGCGCGGCGGAATCCCGATGCCAGCGAAAGCGGAACGTAGCTGGACCGACCCCGAAGCTGAGCGCGAGCAAGAAGCGCTGCGATGGTAATCGATGACGAGCCGTTCCTGGTGGAGTGCGAAGAACGCGCGGCGATGGCGCGTAGCTGCCTGGACGACGAGGCGATGTGCCGATCCTACGCTGAGCGCGCTGCGAATGCGGACGTGCCACGCCTGGTCGGCTACATTCGGCAGTTGCTCGCGACCAGCGGCGGCGACCTGGGAACCATGATCCGCGAAGCGGTCAAATCGAGGGTCATGCGCAGCGACGTGCTCGCTCCGCATGACGCCAAGCAGACGGCGGCTTTTCACCCAGACGTGGTGCTTCACTCACTGACGATCTCGGTGATAAGCACCGGCTCGGTGGTGGTCGATGCGCGGCTCCTGATCGGCGGGAAAGGCCAGGCATGACCTACCACTCAATCGAATATCGACCCGGGCGCATGGCTCCCGAGGATCTGGCGCGCGTCCAAGAACAGCCGTTCGCGGCGATTGACCCGGGCTCGGCTGGCGCGGTCGTGGTGCGCGGCTCGGGCTCCCCGATCGGCCACGTTCGACTGTTCCCGCTGTTCCCGCAACCGCTCCTGGCTCTGAACGCTCCGGCGCTCGACGGCGTCGGCCTATTCGTGGTCGAAGCGCAGTACCTGGCGACCAACGCGATGACGTCACTCAGGCTCGCTCGCTCGGCTGCGGCGACAGTGGCGTTCGCGGCTGGCGTGCGTGGCGCGAGGGGCGAGCCTACGGTGGTTCTATGGGTCGCTCCGTCTACCTGGCAGGCGGCGCTGCGGAGGCGGCTGGGGCCGCTGGCGGGCTCCCAGCCCGAGCGGGAGAAGGGCAAGGCGCTGGCGCTGCGCCACGCCCAAGAAACGGGGCTGACAGAGCGCTCGGCGTTCCTGTCGGCGCGCTCTACGGTGCGGGAGGGTCTGGCCGACGCCTGGGGAATCTCTGAGTGGGTAGCTCGGGAACTATGGCGGATTCCTGGGTAGTCGCTTTTCACGCACCGTTCCCTTGTGTTCGGGAAACGGCTGGCGTAGCGTCTGGGTGTCGACGTTGTGTCGACGGTAAGGAGACTCGGGAATGGGCAAGCGGGACGCGGTTGGCAAGTTGGTTCAGGCGACTGAGTTGGCTGAGCTTCGGTCGATGATTCGGGTTCTTATGGCGTCGATGCCGACAGGGCCGTCGCAGTACGACCTGGAGGTGCAAGCTCGTGTCGATGCGCGGCTAGCGCAGGAACGTGCCGACGACCTGGCGCTGGAATCCTTGCTTGCTTCGCGGCGGGTGCGGTCATGAGCAAGAAGAACCTTGACGGCTCCGCAGAAAGTGTCGCGATTCGGGCAGAGTGGAAAGCGCTGTCCAAGATGGACACCAAGTCGCTCGGCGCGGTGTTCCAGCGCAGTCACCGCGTGTGCTCTCTCTCGGGTGTTCCCAAGCGCGACCTGGTGAGCGGCATCATGTATGCACGCCACGGCGAGCGTCGCATTCACTTGGCGTTCGGGCTGGCGCAGGCATGAGCGCCGCGCTCATCGCGCTTCTGATGCGCGTTTGGGTGGCCGAAGCCGGGTGGACTGCCGAGCGCGACCACGCTGCAATGGGGCACGTCCTGGTCGGTTGGGTGGGTCAGCGCGGCGACGATCTCCCGGCGGTGGTTCACAACATGGTGGATCGCCACTCGCTCGCGCTCAGCCGTCACCCGTGGCTCCTGGCGCTCGGGCCTGACTGCGCTCAGCCGGATGGCTGGCCACCACGCCTGTCCTGGACAAGCCACAGACCGCTTTGCCTGGCTCTGGCCAAACGTGCCGAGAGCATGCTTGCGGGCGCTCTGAGCGACCCATGTCACGGTCGGGCAGACCAGTGGCGCGCTCGGCGCTCCCGGGCGTTGCGCTCGGCGCTGCGGCGTGGCTACACCCGTGTCGCGTGCGGTCGCACGCTGGATGTCTACCTCATGGAGCCGAAATGAATTGCGAACGGACACCCAGACCCAGACTCCCGGGATACTCGCTCCCACGTCGCCGCTGGTGGCACTGGTTTATCCAGCGGCGGGAACCCGGCGTTTGGATCACGCAGAGCACCGGCTCTCTGTTCAACCCGCTGTCGGTGAAATACCGTGACCCGGGCACGCGGCTGTTCTTGGCAATCCGCAGGCGAGAGAACGAGCGATGATCGGTGATCCCTGGAGCCTTGCTCGACGCAAGGACGATGCAATGTGGCGGGTGACATTCGGCGCGGCGCGCTCGGTGCTGCCACCCGGCAGCCTGGTGTTCGCTCGCTCCCGGGGCGCGATCGTGGTGCGCGTGCGGATGTCCCGCTGGGCCTGGCTCGGGCTCGGCGCGGCACACCTGATCGTCGGCGCTTCCACCAGGCACCGGGTTTGCGATGCTGTCGAGCGCTGGGCCGGGTATCGCCCAACCGTGGAGGTCCAATGGAATCACAACTCAACAGGCTGACCAAGTCGGTAATCAGTTTGCTGCATGACTCGGCATGTCGGGCTCGGTTCCGGGTGCCTTTGGACGAAGTGTCTCCCGAGGACCGCGCTTCGCTCCTGGTGGAACTGGCGTCGTTTTTTAGGGGAGCAGAAGAAGCGGCAGAGGGCTATGTCCTGCAGGCGTGCTTGAACGGCGAGGCGGGCGTCTACGAGTCGCTGCATGGTCGGCCTGGTGTTGATCACGAGATGCTGGAGCAGGCGGTCGAGTACGCTCCAACGGTGAAGCGGTGAAGCGAGCGGCCAAATCTGTTCCGGCGGTCGTGGAGGCTGTCGACCCGGCACTCGCGGTCAAGGCGCTCCGCGCTCAAGTGGCCGATGCGCAGAAGCGTCGCGTCATCGTGCCATGCCCCGGGTGCGGCTGCGCGGCTGCACTGGTCAAGCGGCACGCTCGGTGTTCTTGTGCATGCGAGATAGGGCTGGACTTGCGCGACGGCGAGGCGTGGTGCTCTCACTGCGACGGCGTGTTCACGCGGCTCACCACGCGGCTCAGGGCGGTGTGCTGGCAGCGTCGGGCGTTCCCTGGTGCGCGG